GGAAATGGTAAGAAAGATTTGGAGTTATGCAGAGAAAACTTACATAGCAGGCGATGATGACCAGGCAATATTCAAATGGGCAGGTGCAGACGTAGATCATTTTATTGCACTCAAAGAAGAGGTAGATGATATCAAAACATTAGATCAATCTTATCGTATACCTGGCGGACCTATACACGAACTATCACAAAAAATTATAGGACAAGTGCAAAATAGATTTGACAAAGAATATAAACCAAGAACAGAACAAGGGACTTTACATAGATATTCTGACATCACACAGGTAGATATGTCTGAAGGTAACTGGTTAGTGTTATCTTCTGCAAATCATTTTTTAGATTCTGTAAAAGAAGTGTGTGAACTTAGAGGCTGGTATTATTCTTTCAAAGGACGTAACTCAATATCATTAAAATTATTATTAGCATTAAATAATTGGGAAGCCTGGCGTAATGGTGATTTATTAAATCATTTAGAAATAAAAAACATTTATGAATACCTTGGATCAAATGTATTAGAGGGATTTAGAAAAGGTAAAACATTACACTCTGAAAATAAATACACATTAAAAGAATGTAAAAAAGATCATGGACTTTTAGTTGATAGTGTTTGGTATGAAGCATTTGAAGGACTAGATCCTATCACTGAAAACTACATTCGTAACATGAGGGCGAATGGTGAAACGTTAAATAAAAATCCTCGTATA